AATTAACAGCAGAGCTAGAATGGTGAGGAACGTGTGTGATACGACCTTCTTCAGCGCAGTCACGAAGTTCGTCCGCATAAACCGCTCCTTCCAGACTTTTCCTGCACTCACCTTCCCACACATGCAGATAAGCGTCACGATCCCGCACTTTTAAGTCGAGCATTTCTTGCTTCAAAACCTGCGGAAACCACGGATTATCACGCCATGAAATTTTCTGCACAATCGCGTTTTTCGGCGGCTGCAGCACAAATCTTACATACGTATCATCGCTTTCAAGCTCCGGGTTAAACGAAGCCCAGATTTCAGAACCTTCCTTACGAATCGTAGGAATGAGAACGTCCCACGAAGTTTTCGTGACCTTGTTCGCCTCCTCAACCCAGCAAATGTCCACACCTTCATATGACTTAATCTTCGTGACATTATTTCGAATGCCTTCGAAAGAAAATTCAGACCCTGTGGACGGGCAATAAATTCTTGCCTGCTCGATCTGATAAAAACCTTGCAATCCTAACAAATCAATCTGATCACTTAAAACTCTGTGCACCGAGTCACGAATTGAATTTTGCAATTCACGAGCACAAAGAATGCGAAGGGGGCGCTTCGCCGCAAGGATCACAAGTGCTCTCGCGATCCCCCACGACTTTGCTCCACCACGCCCCCCATACAACACGCGATAACGCACAGGCATACTATTGACTTCTGGCCAGAATAAGCATTGGAGCTTTTCCGGCCATTCAATCACTTTTGCATTTTGTGCGGTTAAGTCCATCTTATACGCAATCCGTAATGGGCTTATTTCTTCTTGGCCTTGGCGACCTTGGTATTGTAAGCTGCAAGGCCCTTTTTGTCCATCTTCACGTCTTCCTTAGAGCCCTCTTTAACGCCCTTTTTACGGAGCGCTGCATCTTTTTTCTTGTCCATCGGAGAGCGCTCCCACTGCGCCATCGTCATTTTGCCTTTAGCCATATCATTCACCCCCGAGTTTCTTACTCGCCTTCAAATTCTTCAGCTCTTTCTGCTGAGTATTCGGAGCGATACCACCACGATTAGCTTTTGCCGCCATCAACTTTTTCATGTCGTGGTGAACAGACATCACATGACTCGTCCGGCCATCAGCATGAGTTCCACAGTATTTTTTCATTTCAATCCTCGCTTTTAGCCCTGTCCCACAACTTAAACCCGATCTGCATGGACAGATAAATGCAGCCGAGAATAGGTGCAAAAATCGCAGCTACTTCCGACACAACTTTTACAGACTCAAGCCACAAAGGTAAAGAGACCATGCCAGCCGCGACAACCATGGAAATTTTATCCACGCCGGACACGGCCAGCCCAAAATCGTGATGTTCTATCGGCATCGTCTTTTCCATCAAGTCATCGTGATATAATAGCCATACCAGTTATTTGCCGGGATAGCAGTTGCTTTAGTCGAGTCAACAAAATAACGCTCAGGATACGTCGCAGATGGCGCACCGGGGTTTAAACTGGTCGTCGGCGTTCCACCTGCACCACCGCCCGCAACACCTTTCGACGACGCGATATTGCCAGTAATCACCAAGTCTGTATTACCAATAACCGCACCCGTCGCGTTCAAGATTTCAATAGAAACCGGCGGCGTAGCGTTCAACGGCGGGAGATTGATCAAATTATCCCGAATGCCCACGCTAATCGGCGTAGAAAGCGACATGCCAATCACCGCGCCCGAAGTGTTCAGCGAGGAAATCACATTCCGCGAGAACTCCGAGGCTTGAATCTGCCCCTGGATCAAGATGCCGTAAGTCTCAAACTTAATACGACAATCCAGCACATAAACCTGCGTAATGCCCGGAGCTGCAGCAGGCGCTCCTGTCAAAGAAGGAGGTTCGCAATAAATGCCCATACCTCCCGAAATGATCGAAACCTTGCTAAAGATCATTCCGCTTACATACGAGGCCTGCGCAAAACGAATGCCTACCGACGAGGCACTCACATAACCACTATTGATCGTCACTTTATCGCGAACAACATCATACCCAACCGCGACGTTCGAGATCATATTATCCGCAAACGTATGCTGCACTTGAGCTTCCGAACTCATATAATCGGCAATGCCAATCGCATTCGGCACAGCCGTGACAGTGATAGGGACAGCAATCGTCTGTGCTGTCGAAACTTGATACGTCCCGACACCGCCCGAACCTGTAATCGTGTTCAAAATCTTAGTCGTCGGATAAACACCAGCACCCGAAAGCAACTGCCCAACTTGCAGTGCTCCACTCGTCACGCCCGTCACAGTCATAATAGAATTTTGCACGTTAAGCGGATCTGGCGCAAGAGTCGCCGTCACCACCGCGCCGCCGTCCATATTACCATACATCACATTATTTGAGGCCGTGACCATCCCAGACTGCGTAGTAGCAGACTGCTGCTGATACGTGATGCCGTAAATCGTGAAATCTTTCAGCACATTCCCAGTGATCGAGATATTATCCGCAGCACTATTTAGATAAATACCCCACAAGCGAATACCCGTCGCCACGTTATCTGCGATAGTCACGTTTTGCGAAAGCGACAAATTCGCATACAAAGGCGTAAACGTCGTAGACTCAACCTTTGTGAAATACTTGCAGTGTTCCGCAACATTTCCAACCAAAAGCACATTTTTGGAGCCTTGCGAAATATCGCAGCAGAACCCGCCGTTATAATCCGCACCTGGACCATCCGTGCCCATCACATTACGATAGATATTTCCAGAAACCACCACATCATAACAATTAGAGAGCGTCATGGAGTGATAGCACGGGGACTCCACAATGCACCCGATAATCGAAAGTTTCCGATGATACTGCGAAGTGCTGTCGAGCGGCGGTTGATTACCAGCGCAGATGTCATTCAGATTTGTCGTGAAATAGCAATCACGGATCATCGTGTCTTGCACACAATCATTCACCAGCGGATCAATAATCACTGATCCATAAGCGTGAACGAAACTCAAAGATTTGATCGTGGTGCGCTGACCGTTTCGCAGACCAAAGAAGAAGTCGGGGCCATAAAGGGTAGGAGCTGTTGGGAAATAGGCCCCACCATTTACTGGATTGAAGATCCAATCGTCATACCATTCCAGCTTCGAACCTTCGCCATTGCCAAACACAGTCTGCCCATTTTTCAGCAGCCAGCCAGACGTGCGGTGCACTTCGCCAATTCGCGGGTGAATAGCTGGATTGCCCCAAGGCTTAACTTTGTAAGTTCCATTCGGGAAATATACGTCTTTACCTAGCGCCAATGCGTAAGTTATGCCAGATGTATCATCCGTCGCGCCGTCACCAGTCGCTCCAAACCACTTAACATTAACCGCCTCTCCCCTCCATTCCAAAACGCCGGGAGAAATCTGTTCCATGCCGCTTCGCAGCCACGCAGTCGTGCCATCACCACCTGTCGGTAAAATCACCGTGCCGCCGTTATCCGAAAAACACAGACCCGTCATCGCAGTAGAAGCTGTGGTAAGGTCCACAAAACTTCCGTTGCTCGTGCCAGCCGGAACATCATACAGAAACACGCCTTGCGCGTTCACAAGACGATAAACACCTGCGCCGCCCTCACCAAAATTCGGAATGCCAATCTGCCAATCAGCATGAGTCGTGCCGGAACCGCCGACTGTTTCCACCGCAATGGTGATCGTAGAGCCTGCATACGCAGTCACACGACCTTGCATATAATCCGTCGCCGCCGAAGCACTTTTCGCCTGCAACACATCGCCAACTTTAATCGCAATCTGCGAGTTCAGCGACCCAACATCGAAAGTCGTCGAAACAGTCACCGGAGCAACCGGCGCGACCGGAACCGTCAAGTTCGTCGAAGAAGTCAGCAGCACAGACGGCGCGATATAAACATTATCGGCAAGCCCCGCCCACGTAATCTGCATGTTGTCAAGGATTGTGCCTGTAACCGCAGAGGCCGTCAGCGTCGAGTTTGTATAAGCTGCGTCATATACCGAAAGCATCGGCAAGATAACCCAGTCATTCACGACAACGCCAGTTCCACCCACCGCAGCCGGAACGATGAAAAACGGATATGGAGGAGCAACAGAGCCACCACCATCGGCTCCATATCCGACAACGCGACCGTAAATGTAATTCGCAGGGTTGGACTTGCTATACGCAATCACATACGCACTATCCTCAAACGGGTAAGTGCTTGAAGACTGCTGCACCTGCAGCGTTTCATACGTGCCGACATAAGGAATTACCGGAATCGCCAACGCAGTTGTGGACGTGATGTTCACAATCGGAACAATCACCCAATCCGAATAATTACCCAGTCCTCCAACTTCCGTAACATTCACCACCATATTATAAGGCGGTGTTGATCCAGATGTGTAAGAAGTAATCTGCCCTTTCATATAATTCGCAGGGTTTCCCGCACTATACGCCAGCACCCACTGGTTATTGGGGTCCAGTGCGCCCGCAGGATAAACCACGAACGGGTAAGTCGTGGCAGACGCATTCACCACAAAAGTTTTCGCACCAAGCCCGACCGCCAAATTCGTCGTGGACGAGATGTCCGTGCCCATGCCAGTCACAGTCGTGACCAACACCGTCATACTCGTTCCCGCAAACGCCGTAACCGTTCCCCACATCATATTATGAAAATCGGTATAATCTCTCAGCGTAACAGCATCGCCAACCGTTATCGGCGTCGAAAGGCTCGACGTGTCGATTTCAAAAGTCTGCGAACCCGGACGAATTTCATAAGGCGTTTTGCACGAAATCGAAACATTCGTGACCGAACCTGGAGTCGGGTAATTCTGCACTACTCCAGTAAAATCGGTATTCGTGCCACCAGTTACGCCATAAAAACTGCCGCCCCCACCGTCTCCCGAAGCAGTATATCCGTCCACAACCACCGTTGTCGTCGCGTCCGGCGGAAGATCACGCAAATCCGCAATCGTCGTCGCCTTCTTCACCAGATTTGTCGGGACGATACCGTAATACTGCCCAAGTGCGGTCATTTTATCACCTATTCGCGTAAGCGTAAGTTTGTGCAGCTAAAATGCGCGCATCGGCAGTCAAATCTGACCATCCGTAATACGCTTTCAGCACTCCCCGCACGTAAGTCCAAGCAGTTTGCAGTTCCGGCCAGAACGCATCGTAATAACTAATCGTGATCGGGTCTTGGGAGTCGTTATGATTTGCGTTCAAATCATTTTCCACTACCGCAAGCCACGTCAACCCCGGACCTGCCCCGGTTGTTCCGGTAAAATTAAGCAGTGCCCCACGGCTTTGCCCATTCGTCAACGGCAGCGCCGTCACCGGCAACTGTGGCACACCGTAAATCGGCGTCACCCCATCCGAATAAACATATCCAACCACGCCCGGAAGGATAAACGCGGAGATGATGCTTAAATTTAACACGCTCCAATTATTATTTGTCAAAGCTGTCAGCAAAAACCCAACGCCGGGACCAATGATATATCCTATATCCCCCGGAACACCTTCAATCGTCGAGTCTTCCGCATAAATCGTGACATTATGCGCAGAACTGTTTCGAATGAAAAGCACTCGCCCTTCAAGCGCCTGCGGCAGCGTAACGCCTGCCCCCAGACCACTTGAACTTACGATTTCCGTAAGCGTGAAATAAATCTTTTGCGAGTTTGCCGCCGTCCCACCAACGGTCGCCCCAATCGCTCCAGACACAGACCAAACTGGATTTCCGATGACCGTGTTCAGTTCATCGCCATCAATCAGACGATACCCTGATAAAAACGGATCTGGCGTCATGTCTTTTCTCCAAAAGCTCAGACGCTCGGCTTATACGCCAAAATCTGTTGCTTCCGTTCTTCGGTTAATAATCCAATCTGCACAAGATATTCCAAACCCTGTGCAACTATCGGATCAGCAAAACTAATATAAGACGCACCTGCTGCAGCCAGCGTGAACAACTTCACCTGCGGATCAACCGACTCCACAAGCGCCTGCTGTTCACTTGGATCAAACAGCCCCATAAACTCCAAAAACGACAGCACCACCGGCTCTTCTGGGCGAGGGTCCGGCGGCTCAGGCGTATTGCCTTCTGCAACCCAAGCTAGATAATTCCGATAATCCGTATTATTTTCATCGAATGGGATATACGAGTTTGATGCACGATTGAAAACCGTGTTGATCTCACCTTCACCATTCATGAGCAATTTATACATTTTACAGCTCCGCTGAGAAGATCACGTAGTTCAGTGAAGAAGTCGATACAATGCCCAGAGGGCGCGCAACAATCATTGTTGCCGCTGCGCAGTTTGCTCTAAACGAAAAATACGACCTCCCAAAAACAATCGTATCAATACTGGTAAAAGTATTATACGTGGACCCATCGTTTATATACAAAAATGGGACAGGCGCACCGGCAGGCACCGAAACTGTCGGTGCAGCCCTCATCGGATATGGAAGCGAAAACTGGCCTACTGCTGTCGAAAGCGCAATGCCTCCCATCACATACCAACCATCGGCAATAAACCCGACGCAATATCTCCGGCAAAGATTGGCTTCCAGCGCAATCGAACGATTTTCAAAGTTTGTCGCAGTCGTGCCCATTTCTAACTGCACACCCGAGATTTCCCAAGTGCCGGAAGTCTGCGCCCCAACTGAGAACTCAATCTCAATGCCGTTCGCCGCGTTCGCACCAGCATTAAACGTCGCGGAATACGTCGCATACGCATTCGTAACCGTAAACGTGCCAGTTGCAATCTGCGTTTTCGCCGCGAAATTATCCGTGGCATTCGCAGAATACGCAGTCCACGTCACCGTCGTCAGGACCGAGTTCCGCAACTGTGCCGAAAGCGTAACATTCTGCGATGTCATTCCAACGCAGTTAAAACTTTCAATCCGCTGCGCAAACTTAATGCCCGTAACACTCGCCGCACCCGTGAAGCGATAACCGGACAAAAAGTTGCCGATCGTCCCGACAATCTGCTGTCCCGTAACATTCGCGCCTGAACAAGTCACAAACCAGCGGTCCACACTGTAAACCGCAGCCGCGCCTGCCGTAAAAGTCTGCGGATTTGTGATGTTTCTCTGGTCAATCAGTATCGAACCGTTGATAATACGATTTCGTGTCGTGTATGAACCGGCAAGCACCGCCAGATTGCCCGCAGCATCCGTCGTCAGCGTTTTCGCATTCCCCATCGCAGAGGGAATACCAGGGATCAGATACGGGGGCTGTTGAACATTAACGCTCATTACATTTCTCCCGCAACAATCTTATGACCAGTCGTCGCCGCGTTCACGGTAATCGCCTGCGTCGAGATCGGCCCATTATCCGAGTCGTACGAACCACACGCCAAAATCTCAATCGACGTTCCGTTATTCACACCAGCCGCACCTGTAAAGCTAATATAAATGCTTTCCACCGCAGCAATGCCCTCACCCGTCGCCGTGCAGGGATTTTGGATATAAATTCTTTTGCGCGAAGTGTTGCTCGCCATCAACGTCTGCGAAGTTCCACCGAGCGTCAGCGCCACATTTTTGCTCGTATAAGTTCCCGTAACCGGCGATACCGTAACCGTGCCGACCACCGGAATATTTCCAGACGCATTTGGCGCAGTGCAATGAAACGGGCTATTCGGATCGCAAACCGCAACGCTATACTGAATAGTTCCGCTCGCGCCGCCTCTCGTGCTTAACTGTGCAAACGCTGCAGTAACGCAAAAAGCCCCAAACATCAGGGCTGTCGATGCAAGGAGCTTTTTCATTCTATTCTCCAAAATTTCCTAAAAGGAGAGGGGGCTTTTTGCCCCCTCATTTCGCAATGCTTAGTTATACGCCCAAGCGTAAGTGGTCGCGCCGCCCGTGTTCGTGCAAGCGACAACGCGAGTAACCGCACCCGTCGCGCTGACCGCCGAGCCATACGTGCCGGTGCCATACGCCGTGCCATTGCTGACCAGCGCAATCGCGCCCAGCGTTCCAGCCGCGCAAGAAGGCAGGTTCGCAATGGTCGAGGTCGGCAGGATCAGATAGCTTGTAACAGTCGGAGCAGTCAGCACATACGCTTTAAGCTGCTGCGTCTGGATAACTTCCGTTTGCGGATTAACACCGCCACCGCCGAAGTTCATCGTGGTTGAAGCAACCGTCTGCGACGGCGAAACAACCCAAGACGTGCCCGAACCCGAAACGATCTGCGTTCCCGGCTGCACATTCGCACCAGTCACATTCTGACCGACATAAATGCCCGTGCCGCTCGAAACCGTCAGCGCCGTGCCCGAGATCGAGCCCGTGGTCGAAACAGCATTCGCCAACAGATTGGTGTCAGCCGGAATAGCCTCCAGACCAGTCAGCGGCGAAGTGGCCGCATTACCAGTCGGCGGCGAAGCCGTGGCAATCGGATAACCCGGAAACTGACCAGCAGCAAAAGCGGAGCCCACACTCAGAAGCGCAAGCAGTCCGCCGTAAAGAGCAACTTTTTTCATCATTTGCCTCTTATGAGCGAGATAGCTCCGCGCAGTCCGTCACTCTGCACGGGATTTCCAACATTCTGGGTGACGCCAGACTGATAATCAGGATTTGACGGCACAAAGCGGTCAGGAGCCTGATAATTCGCATTGCCTTTCCGGGCATCTTTTCCAAACATTCCGGTCTTTTCATCGAATTTATATTCGGTGGAATGCTGAATATCGCTGGAATTAACGCCTCGCAACGGGCGTTCTGAAAGGACTTTGCCGCTATTATTGCTTTTCGCCATTTTTCCAACCTTGCCTATGCGGCACAGGGAGCATTCCGCTCACGGGCCTTGGCCTGCCAGCATACTGGCCCCCTTCCCGCCTCCCGTCAATCTTTTTCCCCCAAGAAACTCTCAAAAATGGCTCTGACCTAACAACAATTTCAAAACATTATGAACAACAATCGTTACAATCCCCAGCCCGACCAGTTTAAGCACATGAATTTCCCAATCAGGCGGAATCAAATCGGCATCCTCTCCATCCAATGCAAAATCGGGATCACGCCCTGCGTTTCCGCCCGCAAAATCGCCCCTTTCAACGTCGTTTCGACGAGTTTTGTGTCCGGGCATTTACTTAAATGCCTCGCTGCGACAATCCCAAGAGGCTTTTTGTCCGGCCAAACCTGCTCCACAATCGGGAAATACAACTCATGCAGCTGCCTCATGCCCTGATCCACGTCAGTCAGCTTACACTCAATCACCACAATCCGTTTCTGCCCCTCAATAATCAAGTCCATCTGGCAATGCCCCGGACCATTCAAATCCTTAAATTCAAACCACTGCCCATGTTCCGCGCGCGGAATCGCGGCGCTTAACGCTTTTTCATAGCGCAAGCCTGCCGCTTTCGAGCCTTTCGGCCTGCTTTTTGGGATATGGGCGGGGCGCAAACACCTCGCCGCATAAACCAGCCCGACCACGCTTCTATGATACACCTTTACCCCTTGGCGTAAGGGGCTTTTTTCTCCCCAATTTTCATGCCAGCCTTTTTCGCCGCTCCGACCGCTTCCGCCTTGCCTTTTGCATCGCCACCGCCCAGCACCTTATTGGCCTTGGCCTTAATCTTTGCAGCACTGCTTTCCGACAACTTACCTTTTTTCACCATCTGCGTAGCCCGCGCTTTCGCATTCGCAGCGTGAGCCCGATCCGGCATCGGATATTTCTTTTCCCCTGGAAGCCCAAACTCCCCTTTCGGGATTGCCTTACGCGCTTTCGTCGTCAATTTTGCCATTTTTTCTCTCCGCAACCCAAACCCAGATTTCTTTCCCCCTCACTTCCAGCATCAATTCGCCATTCGGATGATCTTTCGGGGAAAACTGCAAAAACCCATACGCCCGGAGGGGAAAAGGGCCGCTTTCCACTGCTTCAATCTCCAGCAGCCCTTCGAACACTCCAAGCCGATACCGCGTCATTTTTTCTTCACTTTTGCAGGCAGCTTTTTCATCGCGCCTTTGCCCTTCACCTCAAATTCCTTCCCCACGCTCTGCGGAATGCCGAGCCGCTTTGCAGCCTTTGGGTCATGCGCCACCATCGCCATCATCTTCGCTTGCGCTTTACTTTTCGCGGGCATCTTAAACTCCTTGCATCGTCACAATCACAGACGGGATCGCGGGGCGCGCAGGGCTCACGCCCGGAACCGCTGCTTGCGCAGCCCTCGCATACAGCCGCATATTCACATCCAGCGACCACCACGCCAATTCCAAATAATCTCCTGCCGCCAACGGCAGCACAAAATTCCACGCCGCCACGACTTTCGCATTGTTGTTATTCGCATCACTCGACGTGTTCGACCACGCCAATGGCTGACCATTTTTCTTCAGCCAGATCTCAAATGTGTCCTGCCCGGAGTCCGTTTTATCAAACTGCGCGGAGAACTGCAGATTATAAACTCCCGCTCGAGTGACAGTTATCTGCGAGCCGCTGACAATGCTAATGCCCAACGACGAGTCCACCGTGTTGAACGTCATAATCTGTTCATTTTCCGCCGTCGCCGGGGGAGCCGCTGGCTGGATTGTCGTGTCATACGCGGAGATGTAATCACTTGACGCCGCCAACGAAATCGGAATAAACGAGAAAGTCCATTTCCGAAGTTCCTGCGCCACGAACAAACACGCGGTGCTTGCGCGCTGCAAAATTCCCACATCGCCCGTTGTGCCGTCGATTGCTGACCCGCCGTCCGCAAAAACCCGCATGTCCGTGGCGGAATTATTGTAAACCAGCACGACTTTACCCGGAAGCGCCACCGGCAAGGTCACGCCTGCGCCCGTCGCCCCAACCGTCGCAACATTCGCAATCGCCTCAGTGATCTTCGTGCTCGTCGCCCGCGTCCCGCCTATCGTGGCCGTCAGGGGCCTGCTATACGACCACACCGGGTTTGCCAGCGCCCCGTCCAAATCCTGCCCATCCTGCAGGCGCTTCCCAAAGTCGAACGGTTGTGGAAATGTCATCTTTCAACCCTTTCCTAAACAATCTTACACGCAATCAACTTTTCTTTATTTTCCAGCCACGCCTCACAAACAAATTCATACCCATCTGCGATAATCAGCCCGTTACTTGCCCGCACCAGCAGCACAACCTGTTCTGCCCCCGTGAACTGCCGATATTCCATTTTTGCTGCCCGAAAAATATCTTTCACCTTGAAATATTGCACATTTTCCCGGCGAAGTCTATCCACCAAACCTATCGCTGTTTCGCGACTAAAATGCAGCGTCAAATAATCTTCCGCAGCCGCAAAGCCATCTTCAATCATTTCGACACCTTTTGCTTGTTGGCTGGAACCCACCCGCATTTCAGCGCCATGCCGACTGCGTTATGCTCTTTGATCTGCGCAATCGTCGGGGGCGTGTCGTGCTTTGAATAGTAAATCGCCCGCGCCGCCTCGCAAAATGAAGCCCCTTGCGTCGCATCAGTCCCGTCTAAAGGGGTCGTCGTCTGACACGCCGTCAGGGTTGGCAGCAATAGAAGCCCGCACAGCTTCCCGCGCCGCGACGGCGATCTGCGCGTCTTTGACTTGGCGTCTAAGCGCATCCAGTTGCTCCTGCACTTTTCCCGCATTTGCCAGATTTCGAGCGTAGAGAAACTCGAAAATCTTCCCGACCGCGCTGAACAAAGCGCCCAGCACGGTCAAAAGCGCGGGGATCACTGCCCCTTCGTCCCGCCAGTCACGTTCCAGTCTTTCGCCGCCACAAGGCCAATGCCAATCAGCGCGTTCTGCAGATCAACCCAGTTGATGTCTTTCGTCTGCCACGCATGAGCGAGCACAGAAATAAGGGTGAAAATGCCCGGAAGCGTCGTCATCCAATTCGTAAACATTTCACTCTCCAAAAGGTTAAGGCGGGACGCCTCAGTTACACGGACGGGACGTGCCGTCACGAAACCAGCATTCCACAAACTTCGCATCATCATGAGTGCTTTGGCATCCGGCCAGCAGCATAGCCGTCCCGAACAGCACCAAACACGCCAGCGTGGCGCAAATCACAAATCTTACAGCCTCTTGCAGCATTTCGCGCCCCTTCGTTGAAGCGGACATTTAAGCGGACTTCTTCACGGCTAGAGCCGCAGGCGCTTTGGGCGTCTGGTTCGCCTGCTTCAAGGCGTCCTGAAAGGACCGGGCATAGCCCGCGATCAGGCGGG